AGAGTTGAGATCTTGGGCAAAGTATCCAATCGCCTTCAGGACTAGCCATGGCGACAAGCGGGTCGGCAAGTCTGTGATAGCCATACAGGCGCTCAGTAACTGGCACGTTTGAATCGAGCAACGTCGATCTAGGAGATACGCCAATCTTAATTTTAGCGTCAATGCACTTGGAAATCCAAAACTCTAGGCAAGCTCTGCCAGCCTCGGCAAAGTGAATATTCTCTTTATAGCTAAAGTCCATGCCAAAAAGATCCATCTCGGCAACTTCTGCCCACAAACCAAAGGCTATGCTGTACGCCGCAGTGGTATTTAAATAGGCGCATTTACCTTCGGTACACACTTCGGCAAGTGGATACTCAACAATCGCTGGTACGCGGTCGTCTTTCTCGCATGAATAAATAGGTTTTGTTACGCTTGGTAACAGTCTTCGCATGACTTCGGTTTGGTTGCCAGCATCTTCCGTGTCAAGATAACGGCTTGCTGGATCCATCATAAATACTCTGTCGTAGTCGTAAGCGGCTACCGCAGAGTTGATTACCCAGACCTCATCCCATTGTTTAGAGTTTTCCAGACCGATTATAAAATCGATCTGAGAGGCGCCAAGCCCGATTATTGCTATTTTCTTACCTTTGAGTTCTTTTGGTTTCTTCATCAAGTAACGCCCGTGCGAAGTAGATCATATCGATATTCATCTCGGCTCGCCCTGCCTTCGCTAGAGTTCTTCATTCTAGCTACCGCTTGGTTGAACCGAGTCTCGATGGAAGCTACGACGTCGGGGGTTTCTTTTAGGAATATAGCGGCCTCTGCTAAGGTGCCGTACAACAGCGCATCCGAATACTCTGTGGATAACAGCGTACTGGTTGAGTCGTCATTACCCAGCGTGATGCTGTTGGGTTTGTACAGATAGTGCAACTCTACGTCGTACTGTGCGCTCGGGACTGGCGCCAATGCAAAAGACGCCTGATCAAATAGACTGTAATATTTCGGGCGCCCTGTCACAGTAGTATCTGGACTATATTCTTTTAAAAAGCTTGGGTGCTTATAAATCAAATAATGATACTTATTTGAATCAATTACAGCCAGAGAAAAGGGCGCGTAAAAATCTGTTGGCGTTGCCAAAAACCTATTGTTTTGCGACAACAAACCAGCGACGTTTTTTCTCTGCTCTGGAAGCTGAACCAACGAAAATATTCTGTCCTCGCTCTCTCTAATAAACTCATCGAGATTGTCGTTGAACGTCGTCTCGTCAACTTGCATATAATTCTGCACAGCAGTTTTCAGTGTTCCAAGCGTGAAACTCATGTTATCGTAACTCCCACTGTGCCAACATTAGCACTCATTGCAAAAGTTTGCAACTTTGTGCCTAACATTCCATCTTTGTAATTTGTGTATACTAAAAAGTTTGCGTAAAAATCGTTGCCGTTCGACGATGGGTCTGGTCTTGGGTCTTTGAGCGCCTGCGGATCTACCGCCGTAGGCTTGGGCATTAACTGCGGCTCTTTGGGCGACCATTGATCCGGCCCAACTAACAAGCCATCCCAAGTCTTTCGCATATCTCTCAGGCGATAGCGAAATCCAGTGATATCGCAAATCCCGTATGCCAGCCTGTCGGATGCGTAAGCCATTAGCTAAGATTATAGCCGCGCAAGTCTGGGGCTACCCTGAAAGATACTCTATCTTGATCTTGAGACAAAGCACGCTCAAACTCTTCTTCGTAAAGTTGCTTGAGCATAGATACTTTTTCTGGCGCACGCTTTAAGGCAATATAGTAAGCCAACCCAGCGGCAAGGCACGGATAAAAGCGAAAAGGCATTTGCAGGGTATTGGCGCCAACATCGGCATCATCCATTCTTGTCAGGGCATTAATGTATAGAGAGTAGCTGGTTGAGCTTGGTACAGGCCACACCGTGATTGTGGGGGTAATTTGCTTGTCCACAAAATACTGGTTTGGCTTACCAGTCGTGCTCTTGGTCGAAAGATTTCCATACTCGGATCGGCTCATGCGAGTCATTGGTACGTCAGTCACCTGAGATCCAATTGTCTCGCGCACAAAAACATCCAAAACGTCAATCGTCGCGGTGGGGTTGGCGGCATCTATCGTATAAACAGCCGTGCCCTCTACCATCGGCAAAACTTTTTGACTGATCGTCCATTGGTTTAAACCGCGATTCGCCCACTCTGACAGCATAAGGTTCAAGCTTCGATTGGCCGATTTTAAGTCGTAACCAGTTCGTAGCTCCAAGCCACAGCGCTCGAATGCTTCTTCGACGTAATCAGCAACGTCTAACTCAAATGTTTTGGTTCCGCTTACAGCCATTATGGTCGCCGTAAATTATTTTTACCAATATTGGGCATACCGCCGCCCTTCATTCCAACAGGCTTCATTTTGCCGCCGCCCATCTTGTTTTGAGTCCTGCCGAACAAACCGCAGTTCATGTTTGATGGTGGACGCATTTTTTTGTTGGCGGCGCCGCCCATGTTCATACCCATAGCTTTCTTTGCCGCCTTCTTTCCAGCGGTTGTGTATGGAAACTTTTTACCGTCTACGTTTGGCATTATCGTCCTCCTCGGAACATTGGGTTTCTGCCCATCATCATTGGTCTTGGAGCGCCAGTCTTTACGGTGCTACCGCCGCCGCTGATTGTTCTTGGGCCATCCATTTTAACTGGGTTTACAGCGTTCTGCGCTTGCATGGCTTTAATTCTAGCCATTAGTGCTTCTCTATCAAAAGCCCCGCCCATAAAAGAATTGTTGGGAATTTGCGCCATCAAAGATTCCGGTGTCGTCGCAGGTGCCGCCTCTGGCGCCACTGCCTGTGTTGGGATGTTGAAGTTGCCTCCAAAGCCACCGAAATTCATGTTGCCCAGTCGCTCTCGCAAAGCCGCCAGTTCTTCTGGGCTCATCGTCATCGCAGGATTTGCGGCAGGGGCCGCTTGATTAGCCGCTACCTTTGCCTGCATTTCATCAATGCGGGCCTGCATATCTGGGGTTAGCAAGAAGGAGCCGCCGCCCGGTAAGGATATTCTTGTGCCTGCGGGATCTGCCGTCACATCCTCCATCACTGGGTCTGGCACAATTGTCTCTGGGGCCGTAAATTCTGTAGGAAAACGAATATCAGGCATTATTTCCGGCCTAGGCGCGGAATTAATGATGGGCTCTGGGGCCGTAACTTCTGGAGGAAAACGAATATCAGGCATTATTTCCGGCCTAGGCGCGGAATTAATGATGGGCTCGTCAAAAACGTCCATTGGTTCGTTGAGCTCTTCAGGAGTTCTGGTGTCAATGTCGCTGGGATCTATTGGCCCAAGATCAACTCCGTAAGCCTCATCTACAGGCGGTGGTACAAAACCATAGCCGCGTTCACTAGCGGGAGTGTCCAAAAGATACTGAAAGTCCGCATAAGGTGACGGCCCTGCTTCGGCTTGAGGTGGAGCTATCTGATCATAAAGAGGGCTATTTCCGCCGCCTTGTAGCGCCGCAAACAAATCCGCAATCCCGCCCGCTTGTGCTCGGGGCTGTTGCGGAAGGGGCGCCTGCGGAGGCATTGGCATCGGCATTCTCATTGGAGGAAAACTTCCGATGGGTATTCTGGGCTTTTGCGGAAGGGGCGCCTGCCGACCCGCAGGGATCAAATCGAACAGTTTTCTTTGGGCATTAGGTGCTTGTATCATAATAGATTACCAATTTTTGCAAGACCAATAGCTTGGGGCAAATACATCTTTCTTCTTCTGCACCGAGTCGCAATTGTGCCTAGCCCGAAAGGACTTACGCCTTTCTGGTTGATTAACTTTTATTTTCATGTTCGGGTCGCCATATCTAACCAACTTGATTTGGTCGCCCTTTTTTGCCAAAACTTTAAACTTTTTCTTTCCACCAGAAGTTCTTACCTGCTTATTGTAAGCAGGAAAAGACTCACCCCTATAGGTGAGCCTTCCCGATTTGCTTCTTGTGACGTCTTTCGTCGTAGCCATTCTAGGCGTGGAAGACGGTCATGTTGGCGAAGTCAGCTACATCATAGAGCAAAAATATTCCGTCCGTGAACAAAATACCCTCGTCAGGAATAGTCACATCCCTGCTCACAGTAGCAGAAGCAACCGTTCCCAATTTTAATTGAGACGCGCCTGTGACGCCTGTGGTGACAAAGTTTAAGATGCCAGCGCTTGTACTGCACACAATAAACGTGCCTTGCAATCGAGCTCTTCCGCCATAAATGTTCACAGCCACCGCATCGGACATTCCGAGGCTTACATTTTGTGCTGGCTGAGCGCTAACAACCGCCCCACTTATAGTTTTAAAATACAAAGAACCAACAACTGTGGCCGCGCTTCCGAGCATCGTAAGCTCTTCAGACTGAGCCGCACCGTTAATGTCTGTACCCGTGATGGTTGCTTTCTTGCCAGCGTCGTTCGTACTTGTCGTCGTA